ACCTAAAGCCAGAGCTACTTCATAGCCAAATAAAGCAGCTACAGAGAGAATAACTACACTAAGAGCTAATGCAAATGTAGCAATTAACATAGCTAATCTCTTTGAACTTAGTTGATTATATTTTGGGTCACTTAGGACTTCTCTTAGCCATGTCATGCAGCGTTCCACTTAAAAATTCTGTTTCTGAACTCAACCGCTAACTCAAAAGATTTACATTTTGCCTCATCAAACGGTAACTCAGGGAATAGTGTTTTAGGATTAAAACATTTGCTTTTTTGTTTTTTGTTTTCAGTCCAAGTAACGTACCATTTCATTAATTGACTATTCCAAGATACATTGTTTTCACCACTCGTATTCGTAAATAAAATTTTATTTTCTTCAAGATACTTTTCAATTTCAAAAATACTATCAATAATTTCTTTTGAATCATCATTAAAACCATGATACCTTAGTTTCAAATCCCTATACTTAGTAGCCATATTAAAGCATTTTGCCATAGTATCTTCGGAAAGGGATTGACCAAACTTATAAAAAGGAAATAACAATGTTTTTGTTGTAAAGTTGTCACTCCAACAAACAGAATACCCCGTATTCCCTTTTCTAGTTACACCATTCACTCCGGTTTTTGAATCTTTACGAAGAGATAGATTTGATGAGTTTTCTTTCGGTGTCACTTCCCTTAAATTATCTATCCTGTTATTAAAACCATTATGGTCGATATGGTCTATTATTTTGTTTTTAGACAAGTTTTGTTCTGTACACAAGACATAAACTAATCTGTGTATTGGATACCTTCTTCCGCTAATGGAAACATACATGTATCCTTTACTATTTGACAAGTACCCGGCAGGCTTCCCACAAACTCTTAGATACCTACCGACCCTGTGGGTAAACTTCCATCGAACAAAAGTAGGGCTATTTTCGTCGTATTCTAAATACTTAGACACTATATCAAATGAAATATCTTTAGGTATTGTTACGGTTTTTGTCCTATTCAGTAAACTTTCATCACTGTATTTATTCAAATATTCTTGTTCTAAGATTAGGCTTTGCTCTTTTGTTAGACCATCCTTAACTACTTCTTTGGTCAGAGAGTCCCACTCTGCTAGATGTTGTTGTGATCTATTTACCTTTTTATACATTCGTTCAATAGAGCCGCTTCCAATGTACCTTATGTTGCCTTCTTGATCCTTGTGCACATAAACACAAAATCGTTTATCATTTTCAGAATGATCCATATACTTCCTCTTAGTATCCTCAAATAGAAAGAATAAGGCAGGTAGTGAGGTTGCTACTTTTCGTTCCGTCGAACTAGCCTATTCTTAAAACTGCACTATACTACAGAATTGAAATTAAATCAAGCTGCATTATTTGAGTTTAAATCACTTGCATTAGTTCCATCACCAGTAGAGGTACGAGTGCCATCAAAAGGACTACCCATTGCTTCTGCGGCTCTGGTTGTATTATCTGGTAAAATAGTTGACAAATCTGTATCTTCAGGTAGAGAATCAAGACCTAAAGAATTTCTAGTAAGGTTAATAGTATCGAGGTCTTTACTTAGCATATTAACACTAGCAACACGTTGAATAAATTTACCAACTTCATCTAGAGACTCTTGATCGAACCCTTCATAATCAAATTTACAACGCCTTGCAGGATTCCAGTTGTTAAGCGTATAAATCTGCTTAATTAGGTCATCATTTACAACCTGAGAGATTCTACGGATAAAACCTTCAGCTACATTACCAGTTAAACTGTTCTTAATCGCTCCTAGAGCAAACGAACCAGACGAACCAGTGGATGTGCCAAGCATAAGAATGTCAGCACCCATCCCAATGAAAATTGCAGTGCGATAGTAGCTCTTAATCTCATTTAAATTATGATTACGTTTCCCGTCTTGAGTAAGCAAATCAATTGAGAATAAAGGAGTCCTTGTCTCAGGATTAACATCAGAAGGTAGAATCATACCAGCTTGAGAGCCTTGTTGCAGGTTTCTCATGATATTTTTGAAATACTCTAATTGTGCTTTTTGCTCAGTTGAGGATTCCGAAGATAGATATTGAACAGGCACTGTAAGGACCGGTAGCCCATTAATATCCTTAGTAATACTTTGAGCCTCTAATTCTTCAACAGCTTGTAGATATTTCCAAGGTTGATATACATCCCGCAAGGGGGATTCACCATAGGGGTTGTTACGATCCTTACCAAAAGTAATAAGCATAAACTTATTTCTTGGAATGTTAACTTCGGACTCTTTACGACTATTAAAGCGATTATAAGGATCAACCATTCCAGAAATATTCTGTGTAAGACCGATAACCTCATTTCCTGTATCATCAAAAATAAATTTCTGAACGCTTTTTTGATTACGAAGCGATAGTTTCTTGATACCAATCAAACCATCATCATACATACTGCCAGAAGATTTTGTTCTCTTACGATACACCTTCTCAATGGCTGCCCATCCATAGACCGATGCTGTCATGGCTTCGTGGATAAAATCCTCAACAGAATTTTCCATGTCACCAAACATTTCCTCTACAATCTTTGTTTGATTTTTCTCTTCTTCTGTGGCATCCTTTGGAGGTACAAATCTAAAATTAGCCTTAGATACCATACTATCAAACAGATTTAACGGGGCGTTAATGCTAGGATGCATTGACATTAACTTGTAAGTATTAAGACTTTCAGGGTGTGTTAATTCCTTCCTAATCTCAGTTTGTGTAATTCCATTAAAGACTGGAATACCATTATAACCAACCTCACCAAGTCTGAATCTGGCAATGTCTTCATTTGAAGCCTTAGAAACCTCTACTTTTTCTTCTTGTTTTGTTCTAGCCATCTAAGGCTTCTCCTAAATGTTAAATTGAAAAACTACCTTGACCGCTAAATAAATCTACAGTCAAGCCTGAATTAAAATCAGTTGATTGGATACCAAACGACGATGGAGAAGATTCAATAGATGGTAAAGAAAATGAAGGCAATTCTAATCCTTGATTAAGTGTCCAAAAAGCATCTGAACAAGTATCAACTATATCGTCCTTTTTCTTTCTATCTCCATCAAATATTTCTAGCTCTTCAAAGAATTCTTTGTTCCAATCTCCTTTTACTACGTTCACAAAACCGGCTTGTGTTACACTGGCAAAAGGAGCAAAACGGGTAATCTTTGATTTTACTGGAGGAACCAACCTGACAATATACCCAAGTTCTGATAACCTACGCTGTAAATCTTTTGCGTATGCACCCGCTGAAGCATTTGGGTCTTTAGGGATAGTGATGATGGTTTCTTTGCCATCACGCATGGCAGTTTCAAAGATTAACCTTTCAACCTCATGCACCCTATCTCTAAGGCTAACAACGTCCTCGACGGTGTATAGACTATTCCTATCCTTTGAAATTAGCGTACCTCTAGTCCAGTCAGGATTCGGGTACTGCTCAGAAGGTCTTGTAAATGCCAGATCATATGATCTAATCCTTCTTGTTGCCCTTCCATTAGGGTAATCAACCATATTTACCCATTCACGTTTCCACATCTGAGATGCTTCAACACGGGCGAACCAAGAGCCAAGAAGAAGTTTCTCCATCTCAACTCTAGGTAAAGACATCAATCGTGAAACATAGTCTGGCTGACTTTTTAATAATGGGGGGTTATCTCGACAGGTGAAAGGTATAAACGTAAAAGATGAAATACCACTTTCATCCCCTTTGCCGTGAATCGCTTCCGCATCTTCGAGAGAGTTATACCAAAGCATTTTATTCCCTTGACGGAAGAAATATCTTTTATTTCCTGCCTTTTCTTCAAGAGGGATGCCCGTTTGTTCGCTGAGATAGTAGTCCTGTATCCAAAATCTCAAGAAACTATTAAATTCCGGGTTAGTCATAAGGAACATCTGAGGTTTATAATCAACGTAAGCATTACGCATACGAGATAATAAATATACCACCATTTCTTCTGTAAAGTCTGTAGCTTCATCAAAGATTACTAGGCTATATTGACCCCCTTTATGATCATACATATTTGAAGCATGTTGCATATGAGAGAATTTAAGCAATGCTCCATTTGGAAATACAATCTCATTTTCTCTGTGTCTAATCTTCAATCCAGATTTATAAATTGAAGTGTACATCGCTACGGCTTCATGCCAGATACTTCCGGGGGCGGTAATCATCTTGCTAGTTCTACGGAAAATAACTCCTGTAGCTCTAGGA